AACAAAGGTGCTTTGGCAGATAAGTTACTGAGTATGGCTGCAGAAAAAGATTCCGCCACAATGGCAGAAAAACTCGGTGACATAATGACAAAAGTGAAAGAAAAATTTGAATCACTTATGTTTCCTATTGTTGAAATGGTTCATGGGTTATTTGACGCAAAAGACGCAGGTGGCGGTATTATGGCAGTATTTGATGATGTTGTTAATTCTATAAAACCAATTTTATCTATACTTGGTGTTATAATTAAAATTATTTTAGCTGGTATGATTCCTGCATTCAAATTTACATTCAGTATTATATCCATGTTAGTTAAACCACTTTCATGGGTTGCTTCATTATTTGGTAGTGTAGAAGAAAAAACAGAACAAGTTGGAAAAACTGTGAAGGGTGTATCTGATGGTGTAAATAAAATAACCAAACCAGTTCAAGCAGTAGAATCAGGATTTGGTGGTGTTCTAAAGTTGGTTGGATTAATAGGTGCAGCTTTTGCAGGTAAGGCTTTGATTGGTAAAGGTTTAGACTTAATGAAAGATAAAGCTATGGATTTGGGTAAAACAATGGTGAGTAAAGTTGGTGGTGCTGCAAGTAAAGTGACAGGAAAAATGGGTGGAAAGATGGGTGGATTTGCAGGAAAGGCATTGGGTAAACTCACAGGTAAAGGTGCAGCATCGGTAGCATCTGTTGGTGGTGGTGATGCCACAAGTAAAATATTAGATACACAATCTGCTTCTCTTGATAAAACAAATAAATTAGCAGACGGTGCTAAATCAGTTGGAAGTAAAATTGCAGACTTTGGTAAAGGATTAGGTAGTGCTATAAAATCAATCGGGAAAGGTGTTGGTGGTGCATTTGAAGCGATACTAAAAGGACTGGGTAAAGGATTAGAAGGATTAGGTGCTTCATTAGCTACTCCTGTGCCACCATTGGGTACAGTTGCCATTGCAGTTGGTTTATTCTTTCTTGCATTGGGTGCTTCACTACTTATGGCCGCACCTGCAATAAAAGCAATTGCTCCCGTATTGATGAAGTTTGCCGAAGTTATCGGTGTAGTATTGGTTGCCGCCATTAAAGAAGCAGGTCCAATAATACAAAAGGTAATAGAAACAGTCGGTGTAGTTTTAACCGCTTTTATGCCAGTATTGATTAGAGTTGCTGAGGTTCTTGGTACAGTATTTATTGCAGCAATAAAAGAAATTGGTCCAATTGTAAAAACTGTGTTTGAAGGTATTGCAACAGTAATGAGTACGATAGGTCAACAGATAGTTGATATAGTAAACACCATTGGTGATAATATAGTTAAAATTGTAGACAAGTTACTGAGTTTAACAAAACTAGATCCTGCGAAGTTGGCACTAATTGCATTAGGTATAACCGCAATCGGTGTAGCACTTGCAATGTTTGGTGGTGGTGCTGGAGCCGGCGCACTAATGGAGGGTCTCGGTAGTTTAGTCGGTGGTGACAGTCCGATAGACCAATTAATAACAATCTTAGATAAGGTTGACCCAAAAACAATTGGTGCTGTTGTTGCCGGTATTGCAGGTATTGGTGTTGCTATGAAAGTCATGGCAGAGCATTTGGGTAATATCGATGCTAGTAAATTAGAAGAATTTGGTGACGCTTTAAGTGGATTGATGAAAAACATGAGTGGTGGACTTATGGAAGGACTTAGTAGTTTGGCTGGAGGTAAAAGTCCATTAGAGCAAATGAGTGAACTTGTTACTAAGTTAAATCCAGAAAAAATATCTGGTGCAGCAAAAGCATTTAGTCAAATATCAGATTCACTAAAAAAACTTTCCGATACTATTTCAACACTTGATGTTGATAAATTATCTAAAGTTATGGATAAAGTTGGCGGTGGTGGGGGTGTTTCTAATGTAGTTGGTTCTATAATGGGTGGGATAACTTCATTATTTGGTGGCGGTGGTACTGAAGAAAGTAAACCGGCATCCGCAGCAAATAAAGCAAATGAATATACAGCAAAATCAACAATAACAAGTATTCCACAAACTACTACTCCTACTACAACCGCAGCACCACCAACCGTTACAGGTGTACCTCCTGGTGAAGCACCTGGTAAAGCGAAGGGTGATGTTGGAGATGCGTTGGGTGGTAAATTAGATAGACTAATTTCTATCATAGAAAGTATGGCTAGTCAACCAACTATAATAAAGTTCGGTGAAAAAACAGTTGAAGAGATACAAAGTAAAATTGATTTCAAAAAAGCGTATAATATAGCGATAGATAATACATACGGCCGTAGAATTTAATAATCTACTTAGAGTTATATTTATATGAAATAATTAGGATATACGATGTCATTAGTAGATTTACAATCAGACTTATCAAAATTTAGATCAACCTCTGTAAAGCAGGCAAAAACTACATCTGCTTCTTCAAAAGCTAAGGATGGTAAGAATTTTGCCAATGTAACTCCTGTTTCTGATAAAATGGAATCCATGTCTCCTAATATAAATCCACTAGAACAAAGTAATTTAGCAGGAATGATGAGTTCAACTAAATTAGATGATATAAAGAAATTCAATACAAAACCATTATCTGGACTACTTGGTAAAACTAAATTAGACGATATAAAGAAATTTCAAACAAAACCAATAGAAGATTTGTTGGGTAAATCTAATTTGGATGATAATAAGGCGTTTAAAACAACACCAATTGAAAGTAGATTGGAAGGAACTAAATTAGATGATGTAAACCCGTTTACAACCACACCCATAGAAAAAAGATTCGAGACTTCTAAATTAGATGATATTGTGAAAAAAGTTTTTCAAGAGGGACTTGTAAATGCTGTTTCTAAATACTCTAACATTAATATCGATTCGGAATTAACACCGTTGGCTAAATTATCTTCTGGTACTATTGCATCTAAATTTGCTCAAATACGTGAAGAAAATTTTGAAAGTAAATTAAATAAATCAGAAATAAATCCAAGAATAATCGGCATTGGTCAAAATAATTTACAATCTAATATACAACCAAAACAAACTACATTAACTTTTAATAGAAAAGATTCTACACCAGAAATACCAATAAACAGTTCAGACCCATCTGATAATATAACAGATCCTAAAGTTGAGATAAATAGAATACCATTGTCTTTAGATAGAAATAGTCAGTCTGTTGATATAACATCAAGAGGGGTTGTATTGCCCAATGATGATGTGGTTGATCCAAAAGTTACTATAAATATTAAACCATTATTTAATGATTTGAAACCACAATCTGTTATTATAAATAAAGATTTATTTTCTCCGTTAAATAATATATTAAATCCGGACATTGCATTCGAGCGTTCTGTTTTGTCAATGGATAAAACAATAGAATCACCAGAATTGTTTACTGACTTACCAGTTGATGGATTTATTACAATACCAGATACAAAAATATTTAAAACTGATTTACGAACTAAATTGGTAAAAGATATAAGCGATTATAATGTAGATGGTATTCCTGCGAAGTATACACCGATTTCAAAATTAATGGAAATGACTCCATCGCAAATAGTTGATACTATTCGATATGATTTAGAATCTGTTCAATTAGAAGACAACAGTAAATATAATTTAGATAAGGCTATAAAAACTATTCCTTTTGGTAGAAATGAAGATCCATCAAAATCAAAATATTCTGCAGTTGACACACAAGAAGTAAACTTTTTTCCAGACTCAATGGCAAGTGGATTTACAGCAAGACAGCAGTTAGGTGATAGTAAATTCAATGGTGATTCAAAATATGGTTGGGTTGGAAAATCTGGTGCAGCACCTTCTGTAAATTATATGAGTGATGAGAACGCAAAAGGATTTAAAACTTTTGTTGAAAAAAATAAAACTGCTTTTGTTATCAATAGTTCAGGATTTGGATTTGTAAAGATACCAGAAGTTAATTACTTTGATGAAAATAAACTTTATACAAAAGAAGGGTTTAAGGCGTTTACTTCACAGTTAGAAAGTGCTTATATAGATAATTCTTCTAAGTATGGGTGGGAAGGTAAATCTGGTGCAGCACCTGAAGTTAATTACTTTGATATAACTGAAACAAATACAACAGCTGGTTTTACTAAATTTGTACAACTGTATGATAGTAAATATATTCCAGACTCTTCTATATTTAATTGGGAGGGAGCAGCACCTGCGGTAAACTACTTTGATATTACAAATACACATACAGCAGAAGGTTTTAAAACTTTATCTCAACCATTTATATCAAGTTATATTCCTGACTCTTCTCGATTTGATTGGGACGGAACACGTGATCAATCGCCAGAAGTAAATTATTTTGATTTACTCAGTAGATATACTACTACCGGATTTACTAAATTTGCACAGAACTATGATAGTAAATATATCCAAGATGCTTCACAATTCGACTGGGACGGTTCAAAAGAGCAGGCTCCAGTTGTAAACTACTTTGACTTGACTAGCACGTATACAAACGATGGATTTACTTCTTTCTCAAATTTGTACGATAGCAAGTATATTCAAGATTCTTCCCAATTTGATTGGAATGGTAATAAAGAAAATGTTCCAACTGTTAATTATTTTGATTTAACAAACGCGCATACTAATATTGGTTTTCATTCGTTTGCAGCTAAATTAGATTCTAAGTACATTAAAGAATCTTCCCAATTTGATTGGAATGGTGCACGTGACAAAGCACCTGCGGTTGATTACTTTGATTTAACTAAGAGAAACACAACATCTGGATTTACAACATTTCACATACTACATGATTCAAAATATGTAAAAGAATCATCAATATTCGATTGGGATGGTGTTCGTTCACAAGCACCTGCGGTAAACTATTTAGACTTATTGAAACAGTATACAACAGAAGGATTCAACACCTTTACTCAGTTTCAGATAACAAAGTATATTCCTGACTCTTCTCAATTTGATTGGAATGGAACACGTTCGGCCGCTCCAGCAGTGGATTATTTTGATTTAACTAAAAAGAATACAACAGTTGGTTTCCATACATTTGCAATAAAATATGAGAGCAAATACGTACCAGAATCATCAGAATTTGATTGGGACGGAACAAAACAAAAAGCACCTGCGGTTGATTACTTTGATTTAACTAAGAAATTTACCACGGTGGGTTTTCATACGTTTGCAAGAAAATTAGAAACAAAGTATATACCAGAATCATCGGAATTTGATTGGGATGGGAAGAAACAAAAAGCCCCCGCTGTTAATTACTTTGACTTGAATAAAAGAAACACAACAATAGGCTTTCACACATTTGCAGAACAGTATGATACAAAGTATATACCAGAATCATCGATATTCGATTGGGATGGAAATAGAGGTAAAGCGCCTGCTGTAAATTATTTTGATTTATCAAATATTGCAACATCCAAAGGTTTTCACATATTAGCACAACAACAAGAACCAACTTCTTATCAAACAAGTGGCAATCAACTAAAAGGTGGTGCATCGATATTTGATTGGGATGGTTCTCGCACTGCTGCACCAGAAGTTAACTTCTTTGATACGAGTAATCAAAGAACAACAAAGGGGTTTCATAAGTTTGCTAAGCAACTCGAGCCAACTAAATATCAAACATCTGGTACGACTCTAAAAGATGACGCTTCTGAGTTTGATTGGAATGGTACAAGAGCAAAATCACCAGAAGTTGATTACTTTGATTTAACTAAAAGATTTACAAAAAAAGGTTTCCATAGATTAGCAGAAGTTAGAGAGGAAACCAAATACAAAACAGAGGCTTCAGAATTTACATTCAAAGGTTCACGGCCTAAAAAAGGTGTAAACTATTTCGATGCTACTGCAAAAAATGCTGCTGGTTTTACTCAAAAACCAGAATCATTACAAACAGAATATAAACACGAATCTTCAAATTTTGGGTTTACTGGTAAATTACCAAGTCCAATTGATTTCTTTGATAATAAAGATTCAGACGGTTTTGTATTAAATGCAGAACCACTTCAAAGTAAATTTAAGGAAGACACTAGTAAGTTTACATTTTCTGGAAAAAGAAGTAACGCACCTGTAATTGATTATATAGAAAATAAAAATGCATCAGGATTTAATTCATTCCCGCCATTACTTGAATCCAAATATGATTTAGATTCTACACAATTTGGCTGGAAGGGTGTTCGAATAAGTGCACCAGCAGTAGATTTCTTAGATAACGCTGCTTCAAGTGGGTTTACAACATTCGCACAAACATATCAAAGTTTTTATACTGAAGATTTTGGTACATATAATTGGAAAGGGACACGTTTAGAAGCGCCAAATGTTAGTTGGTTTGGTATTACACCAAAAAGAAAAATGCAACTGCCAGACTTGGATTCTGCTACCCGTAGTGTTATGACTGATCAAGGGTTTAAAACTTTCTTTGAAAATAAAGAAAATACAAACTTAGCTTCAAGTTATTCAACACTATCAACTGAAAATGGACTGAACAAATCTTTAGTGAATAATATTCCTATGACTAATTTCTTTGGATATACTCCTTCCACAAGAAACGGGTTTATGGTAAAAATGACATCAACGAGTGATACTATGTATCCGATAATTTCACCAATGATGCGATACGATTTACAACTGCAACAAAGAACTCCTATTCAAATATCAAGAGGTGAACTCCAAGGTGGACTCATTACAGATAGAGAATTGTATGCACCCAACACTTTTGGTAAAAAGATTTTCGGTAATGGTAGATTATCTTCTTTGCAAAATCAAGTACCAGATTCAAAGGTTGATACTGATTCTTCTTACTATGGAAGAACATACGAAGAAAACATAAGAAACTTTACAGAGAAAAAAGGATACGTTGCTAAATGGGCAATAAAACAAAATTCACCTTCACCATTAGACTTACAATATTCCAAATTTAATTTAAGAGCAGATGCTTACAATCCAGACTTCTTAGGTTCAGCAGACCAACCATTTGTGATGAGAGACATTGGTCAGAGATGGGGATTTGGTGCAAACTTTGATGAAGGACTTGTTCGTGGTGGTGCTGTTACAATGGCAGATCGTATTCTTAATGACGTAATACGTATTGGTAAATTCTTGATAACTGGTAAAGGTTTACTGTTCTTAGCAAAACAAGTTGGCTTACAATTAATGAATCCGAATGTAGATGAAAGACCAGCTAACGGTATTATTGATTCATTGGCTTCTGCAACTTCTTTTGGGATGTCACCAACACAAATTTTCAATCCTTTGGCTTTAATTGCAAATACAGGTGGTGCACCAATTGGTTTAAGATTACCAAGACACAGTTTGTTGGGTGCTTTGGATTCATCGATGTTGAATCGATACGGTGATACTGCAATAAAAAGAGAATTTTTAAAAGATGGTACACCTGCTGGTTCAAATTTCAAAGAATTAGAAGTTCCAAAAAGCGATGGTGATCAAACAGATTACAGTAGATTAATCGGATTGATGAAAGAATTATTACCTAATTCATTCAAACCTAATGTTGCAGGCTTAACATTTGATCATGCACACGCAAAAATATATAGAATTTCAAGTGGATTCGGTGGACCAGGTGCTCCATTAGGAATTGGTGGTACAAAAATAAGAAGAGCAACTCATCCATACCTTACTTATTATACAACCAATGCATTCTTAGTTGAGGCCGTACCACCAACTCCACCTGCCACAACAACCGCAGCAAGTGCAGTACCAACTTCTCCGGCTGCTGCAGCTGCTTCAGCAGGTGCTGCATTAGGACTTGGTACAACTTCAAATCCACAATATCAAAAAACTGCACTTAGAAATCAATTTTATAATCTTGGTGATAAAAATGGTGATGTGAATCCAGGTGGAAGTTATTCTGCTGAATTGTTTAATGAATATAACACAAGTGGAAAATCTGCATTCGGTATGATTAAAGGACTTATAAACTTGTTACCAAATGGTCCAGGTAATACTGTAAGTGCAGGTGGTGGTACAGCGAGTACAGGTAGTGCAGGTACTTCTGGAAGTGCTGCATCCATTCCAATATCTTTACATTCTGAGACAATAAACAGAATAAAAGGTTTGGACACATTCACTCCAAAAACAAAAACATTTTCATCGATAATTAAACCAGAAACATATGCTAACGCATTGAATAATCAAGACGTTCCGTTGCATAAAAGTTCTCCAACTGAATCAGATCCACTTAAAAAATATTTAACATCAACTTACAGCAACTTACGTAAGGCAGATGTTGGAACAGTAACACGTTCACGTAAATACAATGACTTTAGACAAGATATATATGATAGTGAAGTTCCGCCATCTACTCCATCGGGTTCAAACGCAGCAGCAGCTCAATTACAAATAAAACAATTTATAATGTCTGACCCAAAGGTTATGCGTTACCATCAACAAAATTTAGAAAATTTCTATGGTCTTGGTGCACACGGAGAACCAGGTAGTCAGAGAAATTTACCATTTGTATCAAATATACATTATATGAAAGATAAGAAAACAGGTGCTGCTGTACCAGTTTTGAAGAAAGGTAGACAATTCCGTGGTGATAGAATTAATATTATAGATTATAAACAAGTAACAAAACCTATAAACAAAAATTTAGTATATGAAAAAAATTTAGATGGGATACCTGGTTCTGAAGACTTAGTAGAATTTTACTTTACAAGTTTAAAGATTGACAAAGGTGGTATAAATAATCCTGCTGAAGCAATAGTATTTAGAGCAACTTTTGATAATATTCAAGATACACATAGTCCAAAATGGAATGCTGTAAAATATATGGGTAGAGGAGATCCACTCTATACTTATGATGGCTATGAAAGAAGTATTTCGTTTGGATTTACTGTGCACATTGGTTCTCGTGATGAAATGAAAGCGTCATGGAGAAAGTTGAATTATCTTGCTTCATGGACTGCGCCAGATTACACATCAGCGGGTTTAATTCGTGGTCCAGTTATTCGTTTGAATATTGGTCACTTATATCGTAAAATGCCAGGGTTTATAAGTTCGTTATCATATACATTTGATAATGTTGGTAGTACATGGGAAACAGCAAAATTACCAGAAGATAGATCACAAACGGTAAAAACTGCTGCTAATGACGCAACACCTAACGTATTACTTTCTTCACCTGGTGTGCTACAATTACCAAAAAATATTCAAGTATCTGTTGGATTTACTCCGTTTGGTGTGTATCGTCCAGAATACAATGGTGTCATGTACTCGTTGTATGATGATGGAAACACAGGTGATGGTATTGAATCTGGTCTAATGCCAAGTTCTGACACTAAGGTAAACTACTTCAGAGCAATTGATACTAAGGATGATGGTACACGTGCAAGCGTAACCGATGCTGATAATACAGCTCTGTTCTCATCACCTAAACCAGATGGTAAAGAAGCCGATTTGGTTGAGGTTGATCCAAAGCTACGTGATGAAACTAACGATGAAAAACCAACAACAGTACCCGCAGGTTCTAAAGGACTCGTTGGTAATGCGGCAAAGGCAGGAGAAATTCCAAGTAGCACAACAACGGCAACTGATACTACAAAAGTTGCAGGTAATGCACCTGGTACTGGTACGGGTACAACACCAACTTCAGATGGGCAAACTAATGCAGCAGCATCAACTGTAACTAATCCAACTGCAACTACAACACCTCAGTCTGGAACTAGTGCACCTGCTGATGTTCCACCAAAAACAACTGGTACTGAAACCGTAGTAACAGACAGTCAATATGGACCTGCTATACCAACTAATGATCAATACGGACCAGCTGCACCTTCAACTACTAATGCAACTGAAACAACTGGTACAACAGATAAACCTAGAAGTAAAAAGAAGAAAAAGCGTGGTTAGTGATATTTATATACAATAGATTTTGATTCTTAATATCATTAGAGGGTTTTATGGCAAATCGCTATGAAAGTTCATATATAGTTAGTAACGCAAAGAAAATTGAATCGGACGGTACTGAGAAATATATTAGAAGATTATCTTCTGTATTTTATCCGAACTTTGAGAAAACAGAGGATGTTCGCATTCTCTCACAAGAAGGAGACCGACTAGATATTCTTGCACAAGAATATTATAATGATGCTTCACTATGGTTTGTTATAGCAAAAGTTAATAACTTAGGAAAGGGGAGTTTAGATATTCCTGCTGGAAAAATAGTTAGAATACCTTATTATCAAGAAGACGCAGGTATACTTACATTGTTGGACAATTATAACACTTGGAGATAAGAGATGCCTGTATGGGGTGGCGCATATGAAAATCCATTTTATCACGCATCACTTGGTTATGTAAAAGGTGAATTAGCTGCAAGGGCAAATAATGCTGGTAGAAAAATTAGAGCTGGAAAAACCAATAAAGCACTCGAATGGTCGTATGGAAAAACAGCATACGGTCATATATCAGGTGGTGGAATAACATTGGGCTTCCCTGGAAGTAAAGTAATGTCTGATTCATCAGGTAATTTAAAATTATATAACTCTCGTAATGTTCCAAAATTTCCATTGTTACAATCAATAGATATTACAAACGATGGTACTATTGGTTCTTTGTTACGTGGTAAATTTACATTTACATATTTTCCAGAAATGTATGGTGGCGGATTTAGTATGGCAGGTATTGATAAAGCATTCTTTACACCGGGTAAAGATGTTGTTCTTTCATGGGGATGGAGCTATGGTGGAGCGGGATCAAGACAATCATTTACTGGAATAGTAAATAATTTCAACTGGTCATTTAATGCAGACTTATCTATGACTGCGGATTGTTCTGTTGTTTCTGCCGCAACCATTGCACTCGGTATGTCAGGTGATCAAACCGTAAAACCAGCAGAAGGAGCGCCGGTTGAAGAAGTTCAAGATCCAACTGAAGTTGCAATACAGGCAAGTAATTTATCTTCAGTTATTGATGGTGACTTAGGACTTGGTGACAAAGAACCTGCTGAAGAAGGAACACCACCAATCCCAAAAGACCCACCAGTAACAACAGATACAGGTGGTGCTGGTATACCTGTATTTGAACCAAAAGAACCAGGTGAAATATTAATATTACCGAAGAGTAATACTATAAATAAGTATTTGGATTATGTTGGTATTGGATGGCCGTTTCAAGATAGTCAACCAGATGAGGAAGTAACACCCAAAGATCCACCAGACCCACCAGGTGATTCGGAGGGTGCGGCAGCAGTAAAACCATTTTGGTATATTACAGTTGGTACTCTTGTAGATTTCACTAATATGTTAATTGAAAAATTTGAAGGTACGGGTGGAGCAACTGCGCTTGGAAAAATAATAAAAGTACTGTCAGACGGTAATTATACACAGGGTTATGCGGATATTCAATCTGCGTATCCGATAGATGTTATATTTCCGAATTCCGCAATGGGCTCTTATGGAGAATGCAAACCAGCATATGGTTCAGTTGAAAGTGAATTTGGTATTGGAGAAAAGATTTTTATTTCTGGTATTTTACTTGGTGTTGATTGGGTAAAAAAATCATACGATGAATTTATTACCGAGAATGCTGCAAACATACCATATAAAAATATTACAAAGTTTCTTGAAACTGTATTAAAAAGAATAAATATTGCTTCAGGTGATATGTATCAAATATCTGCTGTATTGTGTGAACCTCCAACTAATTTTGATGGTAATTCATCTGCTGGTCTTTCTAAAACAATACTATCGATTGAAGATGCAAATATTGCAAAATCAATCACAGACGATGTTGACGCTAAAGCAATTAGGTTTGAAGCAACTATTTTTAAACCGTTAATAAAATCTGTTAGTATATCATCGAAACCACCTGCAGCAATGGCGGCTGCTGCTTATACAAAAGCAAGAGGTGGCAAACCCTCTAATATTGAAACACCAACTGGAGCAGCAGGTGCTACTGATACAACAACTGCAGATATTGCAAAAGCTGTTGCAAATTTTACAAAGACTGGTTTCAACTTATCGTGGTGTGAAGCATTCAGAGGATTACTGACTAAAAAGAAGAAATTAGCATCAATTCCAGGTAGTGCGCATTGGATTAATCAAGCACTATATCCAATTGATTTTACGGTAACAATTGATGGAATTAGTGGATTTCGATTTGGTGATGTTATAAAAACATCTTTAGTTCCAACATCATATAACAACGCAGGTTTAGTATTTGTTGTTACTAAGATAGATCATAAAATTAGTGCAGCTGGTTGGGAAACTACATTATCAACTGCTGCAAGAATTGGTATGGGTAAATTTGGCTAAATTTAAGTGAGGTTCACCATGGCAATACGAAGAAAAATATATTATCCCGATGAACAGATAGAGAAAAATCTCTTTACTAATGGTAGAGAATATATGTTCTTGGATAACTGGGAAGAGTATTCTGGTTATTTTCATAGATATAGTACTGGAGAAATATTTACAGAAAAGAATTGGGATCATGTTAAATCAAAAAGGTTGGTTCGATTCAAGGAAGGCTCTAAATCATATTTTAAGTATTTGGATTTGAAACAGTTTACTATATTACCAAATGGTGATAAACGGAAAACAATTGGAGAAACTACACAGTTTTATAAATACCGAGCACCGAGAGTGGTTAAAGTAAGGCCAACTTCTAAAGACTTGAAGAAAGGGAAAATACTAAGATATTTCGTTTATAAAAGAAATGAACCAGAACGTGTATTTTTTGAAATAGATGCAGACCAAGTGAAAAATTACTCTTCACTAAATAAAGGGATAAACCATATATTATATGGATTAGTTAACATTACTTGGAAAGTAGATGGACCAGAATACGATATTTATAGTGGTTCTATTTTAATGAAGCCGGGTGTACACGATACAAATAAAAGAATTGTTTTGAGGAATGCAAAAAAATACCCTATGTTAGCGAAAGTAGTAACTAACTTTAGAAAATATTCTAAATATGATACTGGCTTATCACACAGTACCGGTTGTATTAATTGTAAATAAAATATTATGTTTCAAGATAAATCGTGCGTTTGTGTTCCATTACTTTCAAATTGGAACAAGCATTCTTCTGATACCGCAGTAATTGGTTTGTACTTTCGATTCACCGATGGTACAGATACGTATATTAACTTTACACATCCAGATGAACTCGATTCCGATATTCAATTAACTCATATTAAGTTATCGTCAACTTCTCTTGTGTTTAATAAGAAGGCAATGCTTTATCATGGGTTCAATGAAGGTATTGATTTGAATTCATACTTACATTATTACGCTGGTGATAATCTAAATCCAAGAGAATTTTATCCAAAGGGGATGGAAGTTTTATCTACTAAGTTCTTTAGAATAGATGATTTAGGTCATGTTATACCATTGGCAAATCAATTGGAATGGGCAAAGAAGATTGCAGAGTATGTTTTACGGTTTGAACAATTTAGAAGTGAAAGTATAATAACTCAACAATGTATTGACTATTGCAATGACTTTACAAATGTATTTTATGAAATAGAAAAGAATGAAATTCTTGTTGGTGATGAACGTAAGAAACAAAATTATATGTGGTACACCGCAACAAGTAGACCGAGCAATGCGTGGAATAACTTTAACTTCTCTGCATTGAATAAAAAAGACGGTACAAGAAATAAAATTCACTCAAGATTTGAAGGTGGGAAAATAGTTCAGTTTGATTATGACGCTTTCCATATTAAGTTATTAGCAAAGATTTTAGATTATAAATTTGACTACCACCCATATGAACAAATAAAAGCAGAATTAGGAATGGATGGCGAGTATGACGCATTCAAAACAAGAGTGTTTCAAAACATCTATGGTAGAATAACATCAGACTTTATTCAACATCCATTCTTCCAACGTGTACAAGTGGTTATAGATCAATTGTGGGAAGGGTATGAAAATGATGGTTATGTTGATTCTCACTTCTATGGCAAACTATTCAGAGGTATCCAAGACCCAACACCGAATAAAATATTTAATTATATACTTCAATCGTTAGAAACTGAATATAATGTGAAAAAGATTAAAACTGTTTTACCTATTATTAACGATAAAAAGTCTATTTTCTCTATGTATTTGTACGATGCATTCGTGTTTGATATACATCCAGACGAAGAAAACCTAATAAATCTATTAAAAAATATTTTTGAAACCGATGGAATGACAGTAAAAGTTTATGCTGGTGATGACTTTGGTGCTATTAAAAGAATTTAATTTGATATTTATGTAAGTACAATTTATGTAAAAATTGAGAGAGAATTATTGAAAACACAGTTGGTATGTACTTTTGCTAAAAAATATCAAATAGAAAGAACATTGGATAACATAAAAGAAAATTTTAATGTATTAAACAACAAAGTTTTCTTATTCCGTTCTTTTGATGTTAAAGATGAATGTATCCTTTCTTATAATATTATAATGGATACATATAAAAAGTTTTTACCCAATTCCATCATGGTTCATCAGAAGAAAGAAACAAATACGATATATACGATAAACGCCTTAAACGAACTGATTATGAACTTGAATAATGGTGTATTGGATAAAACATATCCTATTGAATGGGAAAGATATAGAAATTGTGCTTTATTGAAAAATAAAGACGGTTTCAAGGTTGTTAAAATAATACTAATTAATATATATAATTTATAAACAATTATATTTATAGTATATGTATTACATTATATATTAGAAGAAAATATGAAAAAAGAAGAACTTGTAGAAGTAATTACACAGAGAGTACTTGAAAAGCTCAGCGAACGAATTTCATTATTGGAATCGAGTGGATTTGATATTATATTCAGTTCTCTTAGAAAAGAGTTGAATAAAATAGCTATACTTCCAGATAATGTAATTGACGCAAGCCAGTACAAAGAACACGAATTAGTCGATGCTTTGAAGAAAATTGGTTATGAGTATAAAAAACCAATGGGTAACAAACTACATTTTTTTAATAAAAAAACAAGTATAAGTCTGTATCTAATTCAGAAAACTTTGAAAATAACACTTATGCCATAAGAGACATTAAATGAAAAAAACACAGACTAAAAAAGTACGTATTATTAAAGAAGATGTTTCTTCTGCAAATATAAGCCCCATAAGTTACATGGTGTTTATAGATATTTCTAGTTATCTATTCAAAGGTCGTGGTTTATTAAATTCTATGTTTTCAAGTAAAGCAACTGAATCTATTACAAAATGGTTTGGTAGAGTAAAAGAAGACGAAACTTATAAGGAAAATGAAGAGGCATTCAAAGCCATTTCTTCAAGATTTATGGGCAATCCTATTTTGAAAAAACTTTATAGTTCAATAGACAAACTTAAAACCATTTCAACTGGCGAAACAGATCAAAGTGAAAGAGATAAAGATATTGAAAACTTATTGGGTAAAATAAGTTTATTTATTAAAAATAGACTTACAAAAAAAGAAAGAGAACTTATTGGTAAAATTTCAACTGTAGTTAATTCGATTGGTAATAATATTTCTTCTACCATAAAATCAGACTTAGAAGCAATGACAAAAGCAGAAGCACCTGCACCAATCCAGCCAAAATCTAATGAAGAAAAACCAAAAGTAGAAGGGAAAGTAAATGAAAGACTAAAAAATAAGTTGCGTAAGAAAATCAAAGAAATAGTACGCACTAACATTATCAATCAACATTATAAAAATGAAGGAGTTTCTAAAATGAAAACGCAAAAAGACTTGGTAAACGAAGGAAGAAGAATCCAAGAGACTTTTAGGAAAAAAGTTAATGAGGGGTTTTTTGACAAAATAAAAGATGTGTTCAGAGATTCAGAGGAGTTTAAAGAGTTGGTAAAGCAGTTTGGCCTTGATAGAGAGAAGGTATTAAAGAAATCAGATGGAACTGTTGATGTAGCTAATGTATTTAGGGTAGATGGTAATTTTGATTGGATGGACGCTGATAAAAAAGGTTTAGCACTTGCAGTTAATAAAATTTTAAATAACGGAACTTTACAGATAAGTAATATTACAGGACAACCAACTCTTTTCAAATTAGAAAGATGGCCAAGAATATGTGCTGAAGTTACGATTACAAAATGTGACTTGGTTAGTTTTGAGGGATTTGCAATTGAGCTTGAAGGCGGCGGTAAGGTAGAAGTAAATCAATGTGATAATTTAAAATCTTTAAAAGGTCTTCCGTCATCACTTAAAGACTTCAGTTTTGGGTATGGTGATTTCAAAAATTTTGAAGATTTTGGTGATGTTAAGACAACTCGAATAGTAACTTTACCTGGTACAAGTAAGATGGCGGTTGAAGCATTAAAAGCAAGTAACAATGATGTTAAGGCAGCAGAAGCGGCGTTATCGAAACAAACAGGTATGACAATCAGTCTTCGTGGTATTAAAAAATAATTGCAAGTGATAAAGTTAATTAATATATTAAAAGAAATGGGGATAGATAAGGGTGCGTTCCATGGATTTGGAATGAAACCACAAGATATGCGTGTTGATAGTTGCAATGTGGAATGGACAAGTCCAGACCAAGATACCGGTTGCCCTGCGTTTTCTGATTCAACTAAAATTACAGAAGAAGATATTACCAAGGCAATCGAATATCTAAATACGGAAAAACTAAAAACATTAATAGCATATTCAAGGGGTGGCGCAATATTATTACAAGCGTTATCTATGGGTGCTAAGAAACCATCAACAGTTTATTTAGTGGCTCCTGCTTGGAATAGACAATGGCCTACTGTGAGTTTAACTGGTTCTGAAGTAAACGGAAGTGGTGCAATAATTCATGGTGGTAGTGATAATGTAGTTCCATTAAAACATTCTGTAATATTAGCAAAGGCAAGTGGTATGCCACTATATGTTTTTCCAGGTGCTAATCATGTTAGTATATTAAAAAATAAAGATAATCCAACATCTGGTATTTTATTGAAAAACTTAGATGAAGCAATGGAAATATTACCAGATTGGGGAAAAACAGGAAAATGTTCAGATGCAGAGTTGATAATACAAACAGATTTTGTAAATAATATTTGAGTCATACCATGAGTAAATTAAGTGTGTTGTTGGGTGAAGTTAGAGATTTCAAACGAAGTGCAATAGATAACGCTAAATTTCGTCTTAGAGAAACATTCATTAATGAAGACGCCCTTAACGAAGACAAGGGGACAAATATATTGAAAACGATTCTAAAAAAGGATTACAAGCAATTTGTTGCTTCTCTTGGTAAACACATAAAAGATCCAAAATTTATTGCAGCGATAGAAACATTGTCTGACAAAGCACCTGTAAAAACATCCGCAATTGCACCTGTCTGTACGGATTTAAGACCAACTCAAAATGAAGTTGTAATGGATAAATCTTTAAGTTATCCACTAACAGATGTACCAAGTGCCGAACAATACTTAAAAGGTGGAGTGGTTGCGGTTGCAGGTAAATCAATTATAACATCGGGTGGTGGTAAATATGTAATAGATGGACATCATAGATGGTCACAAGTGTTGTGTATTAATCCAGAAGCTAAAATTAAAGCATTAGATTTAACAGATATTAAAGAACCAATTGAAGCATTAAAAGCAACACAACTTGGTATTGCAGCTCAAACTGGAGATGTTCCCAAAGCATCTGGTGGTGGTGTCAATTTGTTTACTGTTAGTCAAGACGAGCTAAAAAAATATGTTATTGATAAAATAAAAGAGCCAGTTGTTGCTGTGTTTGAAAAATATGGTAAAGGTGATACACCAGAAGCAATTGCAGATTATATTTGGGAAAACGTTAAAGTGTTAAAATCTACAAGTAAACCAGTTACGGGTGCACCGAAGCGTGACGTTATGCCCCAAACAGATGATGCTCCACAATGGGTTGATAACACTTTCAATGTTGAGAAATTGCCAGAAGAATTAACTAATCGATTCAAAGAACTATTACGGTATAACAACAGAGATAAATAAAATCACTGGGGACATTTTGTCCCCAGATTTATTTTACATAAGATTTGAATATTAAACACTAAAACATTATATTTGTACTAACATATTGAACGATATGAGTTCAACATTATTTATTATTTATTAAGGAGTTACATCATGGCTATCAATCTTGATGCAATTAAAAATCGTCTGTCTTCATTAAAAAACACAAACAATCGTGTTTCAAACATTTGGAAACCAGAACCAGGTGAACATCAAATCCGAATTGTTCCTTATGTTCACAACTTAGAAAATCCATTCATTGACCTTTACTTTCATTACAACATAGGAAAGCGTTCTATTCTTTCTCCTGTAACATATGGTCGCCCTGACCCTATTCTTGAGTTTGCTGAGAAGTTAAAACAAACAGGTGACAAAGAAGATTGGCTAATGGGAAGAAAGCTCGAACCAAAAATGAGAACATATTTACCAGTTATTATCCGTGGACAAGAATCTGAGGGTGTAAAGTTTTGGGGATTTGGTAAAATGATTTATGAAGAACTTTTAACATTTTTTGCTGATGAAGATTACGGTGATTTATCCGATCCTAAAAATGGGCGTGATATTGTAGTTACTGTTAAGTCAGCAGAAGAAATCGGTAAGTCTTATGCAGAAACATCTATTCGTGTTAAACCAAAACAAACACCACTTACAGAAAATGCTGCGGTTCTTGAGAAAGTTAAACAGCAACCAAAAATCAATGAACTTTATCCAGAACCAACTTATGATGAATTAAAATCCCAATTACAAACTTGGATGGGAACTACACACGAAGATGTTGTAAAAAGTTCTACAAACAACACATATGGTAAAACCAGTAATTCAGACGAACATACAAAAGCGGTAACTTCTTCAACAGTTGCTTCTTCTTTCGATGACTTATTTTAATAGGGATATACGTTATGGCAAAATCAAAGAGTGACTTATCCGATGAACTCGGTGGAGTTATTGCAGAAACAATAAATAAAAAGTTCAAAGAACAGCATTTTAAAACCGCTTATTTTCTTGAGGGTGATAGTGATGCACCCACGATTGTAAAAGAATGGGTTGGTACTGGCTCAACAATTCTTGATTTGGCAATTTCAAATCGTAAGAATGGTGGATTTCCAGTCGGTAGAGTGTCTGAAATAACAGGATTAGAACAATCAGGTAAATCATTGTTAGCAGCACATGCTCTACTAAATACTCAAAAAAAAGGTGGACTTGCAGTTTACATAGATACGGAAAATGCAATATCTCCTGAGTTTTTAACCGCAATTGGTTTGAACCTTAAAGATATGCTTTATATTCCATTAGATACGATGGAAGATGTTTTTGAAGCGGTTGAGGTTATTATAGAGAAAGTTCGTTCCTCTGATAAAAACAAATTAGTTACAATAGTTATTGACTCTATTGCCGGTGCATCTACTAAAACAGAGATGGCTGCAGATTTTGATAAAGATGGTTATGCTACGGCAAAGGCACTTATCATTTCAAAAGCAATGAGAAAAATAACAAACTTAATCGGTAGAGAAAGAATTTGTTTGATATTTACAAATCAACTTCGTCAGAAATTAAATGCGCCAGCATTCTCCGATCCTTGGACAGCACCTGGTGGTAAAAGTATTCCTTTCCATGCCTCTGTTAGAATTAGATTGTCTTCTATTGGTGCTATAAAAGTAAAAGTAGATGGACATGAAGAAATCGTTGGTTCAAGAGTAAAGGCTAAATTAGTAAAAAATCGTTGTGGTCCTCCTCTGCGGGAATGTGAATATGAAGTATACTTCGATTCAGGAATCGATGATTACAGTAGTTGGTTAACAACTATGAAGGACTATAAGTTGGTTGATCAGGCGGGTGCTTGGTATTCATGGACAAACAAAGAAACGGGTGAAGTTATTAAATTTCAATCGAAAGATTTTGTTGAAAAAATTATGAATCATCCAAAATTAAAAGAAATGATTTATGATGAAATTGCAGAAAAGGTAATTATGAAATACCAACAACTTGACTCTGCTCGTATTGATGAAGTAATTATTTCAAATCAGCCAATTGATGATGAGGTATAATTTTATTGGGGATAAACAAATTTATCCCCATATTTATATTTAAACACATTATTTTTGGAGTATTTGATATGAGTAAGACGATAAAATTAAAGGATCTAGTGCAAGAAGGAAGATCCATACATGAAAAGTTTAACAAAAAAATGAATGAAGCACCTTTCGGAAATCCACCTATTGGCAATATACCTCCTGGAATCCCAGGTCAATCCATCAATATAAAAGAATTGGTTAAAGATTATGTGGATTACCGTAAAACAGAGGAATACAGCGGGAATATGGAAGACACAAGAGAAGCTGAAATGCAAATAAAATCATTAGAGCAACAAATAAAAAAAATGAAAGGTAATCCATTTTTTGAAATGGTGCATGAATTATCAAGGTTGGTTATTTACAATGAAGAATATGCTTCAATGGAAGAATCAAGAGAGATAGAACAACAAATACGTCAGTTGGCTCCAAAATTAGGCATATCGGCAAACGATTATATTTAATAAAAGATTATTAAATAATAGCCAATTAAGAACTATACAAAGAGAATTATCGGATTCTCTTTTTTTATTTTGGAATGTCATATTATTTTCGTATATTAGTATTCATAAAACGATATATGGAATTGGTTACAATGAACAAAAAATATCAAAGACTTTTACAAGAAATAGAAACTGAGAAAGAACTACAAGGTAATTTACACCGCGATAGTAAGGTTTTGATTGTAGATGGAATGAACTTATTTATAAGAACATTTTCAGCTATTCCTACTCTTAACGAGGATGGGCAACACATCGGTGGTCTTTCTGGTTTTCTCCAATCACTCGCTGCAACAGTCCGTATGGTTAATCCCACACGGGTTGTTGTGGTCTTTGATGGGAAGGGTGGTTCACTAAGAAGAAAGAAAATATATTCAAATTACAAGGAAGGTAGAGCAAATAAATCTAAATTAAATAGGGTTGCGGGTTTTGAGAATCTTGAGGATGAACAAAAGTCTATGAGGTTTCAACTGTTTCGTCTGTTTACTTACTTACAGAATTTGCCATTAACCATTATATCGATGGATAATATTGAGGCTGATGATGTTATTGCCTACCTTTCTTTTTATTTGAAAGAACAATCTGTTATATTATCGAATGATAGAGATTTTTTACAGTTGGTATCAGAACAAGTTTCTGTTTATTTACCAACGAAAAAAAAGTTATATACACCGGAAAATCTATTAGAAGAAACGGGAGTATGGTGTGAGAATTTTATTTTATTCAAAGCATTATTAGGCGATAAGAGTGATAACATTAAAGGTATTAATGGGTTTGGTGAAAAAACAATATTGAAACATTTCCCAATACTTTCAGAAAAAAGAAAAATTGATTTAGATATGTTCGTAGAATTTTGTAAATTGTATGATAATAAATCTAAAGCAATCAATGAACTCAAAAATAACATTAGTGTATTAGAAACTAACTATAAGATTATGCAATTACACGATGTTGATATTTCACAAAGTTTTAAATCATCTATACGTGGCATGGTCGATGGTGAAATCCAAAAACTAAATAAAATGGAATTGGATAAATTATTTATAGCAGATAAATTATACTCTGCTATACCTAATTTTGAACACTGGTTGCAAAGAAATTTTGGAAATCTAAATACGATTCGGAATATATATGCAGGATAATTTATCCCAATACGGTCAAACGTTTCAAACAAAAGTAATTATTTCACTATTAAAAGATAGAGAATTCTTACAACAAGTGTCAGACCTTATAGATCCAACTTATTTTGAATCACAGGCAAACTCTTGGTTAGTTGAGAAGATTATTTCTTATTATGAGAAATATAAAAGTCCACCAACATCAGACGTATTCAAATCTGAATTACTAGTGGTAGATGATAAAGTATTGAAAACAACGGTAGTTGATGCACTTAAACAAGTAAAAAAGTACACAGACAATTCTGATGATGAGTATGTTAAAAATACTGTACTTGAATTTTGTAAAAATCAAAAGATGAAAATAGCGATATTAGAATCAGTTGATTTGTTAAGAAGTGGTAAGTATGATTTGATTAAAAAGAAAATTGATAATGCACTTAAAGCAGGAGCGGATAAAGATATTGGACATGAATATAAAATTGATGTAATATCTCGCTATGCAGAAGGTGCGAGAGTGTGTGTTCCAACTGGTTGGAATGTTATCAATGACATTATGTCAGGTGGGTTAGCAGCAGGAGAACTTGGTGTATTAGTTGCACCAGCCGGCGGTGGTAAGTCATGGGGCTTAGTGAGTGTTGCTGCAAATGCAGTTAAAGCAGGTAAACGTGTTATTTATTATACACTTGAATTGAATCAACATTATGTTGCAAGAAGATTCGATGCTTACTTCACAAAGATTGCTTTTCAAAACTTAGGCGAAGAACACGCACAAGAAAAAATTAAATCGGCAATGGAGAACTTAAAGGGTGAATTGATTGTTAAATATTATCCAACAAAAACTCCATCGATTAACACACTCACTTCGCATATAGAGAAATGTATTAGTCAAGGTAAACCACCCGATTTGATTATTGTTGATTACGCAGACTTGATTAAACCCGCAAAAGCAGGTGATAAGAGATTAGAGTTAAACGATATTTACGAAGACCTTAGAGGAATTGCAGGTTTATATCAACTTCCAATTTGGACTGCTTCACAAGCAAATCGTTCTTCATTGGAAGACGATGTTATCGAAGGTGGTAAGGTTTCAGAATCATATAATAAAATGATGATTGCTGACTTTGTAATGTCACTATCAAGAAAGTTAGATGATAAAGTTGGTGGTACAGGCAGATGGCACATTATTAAAAATAGGTTTGGTCCAGATGGCATGACGTTTCCAAGTAAAGTAAACACAATGACTGGCCATATAGAAATATACGAACCTAACTCCGATATGGGTAAAACTGTAACGGTTACTATGAAAGGTGAAAAGAATGTAAAGAAAGCACTTTCACAAAAATTTAAAGAGTTGGAAGGATTCTAATACTTATACAGTGCTATGTTATAAATCAGATTTACCTGATTTTGAGTGGTGGGACGGTGAAAAATGGGTTATGAAATAATTTTATTAAAACCCAATTTTTTTAATCAGAACCATATACTTATTCGTATATGGTTTTGGTTTTTACAATAAAAATGATGTTTTCAATAAAAAAAATGATGGAGAAATAGATGAATATTAGTAATAGAATTCTTTCTGAGATAACAGTATATATGAAATATGCGCGTTACTTACCAGAAGTGAATAGAAGAGAAACTTGGAATGAGTTAGTAACAAGAAACAAAGAAATGCATCAACGCAAATATCCTAAACTAGTAGATGAAATTGAAAATGTCTATAAGTTTGTTTATGATAAAAAGGTACTTCCATCGATGCGTTCACTTCAATTTGGTGGTAAGCCAATTGAAATTTCACCAAATAGAATTTACAACTGTGCTTATTTACCAATTGATGATTGGCGTGCATTTGCTGAAGTAATGTTTCTTTTACTTGGTGGTACAGGTGTAGGTTATTCAGTTCAAAAGCACCATGTAGAACAACTTCCTCCTATCCATAAACCAAAATCTAAAGAACGTCGTTATCTTATTGGCGATTCAATTGAAGGTTGGGCTGATGCGGTTAAAGCACTTCTAAAGTCTTATTTCACAGGCGGTTCTTCTATTCGATTTGATTATTCAGATATTCGTCAGAAAGGTGCTCGTTTAATTACAAGTGGTGGTAAAGCACCTGGTCCCGAACCACTTAAAATTTGTATTGAAAAAATTCGTGCTATTCTTGATTTGAAAGGCGATGGTGAACAACTTTCACCGATTGAAGTACATGATATTGTTTGCCATATTGCAGACGCAGTTCTTGCAGGTGGTATTCGTCGTGCTGCTCTCATTTCTCTTTTCTCCGCAGATGATGACGATATGATTTCATGTAAGTTTGGAAACTGGTGGGAATTAGATCCGCAACGTGGTAGAGCAAATAATTCTGCCGTTCTTCTTCGTAGTAAAGTATCTGAAGAATTCTTCAAATCACTTTGGAAAAAAATAGAATTATCTAACGCAGGTGAGCCGGGTATTTATCTTTCAAACGATAAAGATTGGGGAACAAATCCATGTTGTGAAATTGCACTTCGTCCTTTCCAATTTTGTAACCTTTGTGAAGTAAATGTATCAGATGTTGTTGACCAAGAAGATTTAGAAGCAAGAGTTCGTGCTGCTACATTCATTGGTACACTTCAAGCGGGTTATACAGACTTCCATTATCTTCGCCCTATTTGGCAAAGAACAACTGAGAAAGATGCTCTACTCGGTGTTGGTATGACAGGTATTGGTTCAGGTAAAGTAACGAAACTGGATTTAAAAGCAGCAGCTAAAGTATCAAGAGAAGAAAATGAAAGAGTTGCTTCCATACTTGATATTAATAAATCTGCTCGTACAACAACAATTAAACCAGCAGGTACATCATCTTTAACTCTTGGGTGTTCATCTGGTATTCATGCATGGCATAATGATTTTTATTTACGTAGAGTTCGTGTTGGAAAGAATGAATCAATTTATTCTTATCTTGCAATCAATCATCCAGAGCTGGTTGAAGATGAATACTTCAGACCACATGATACTGCGGTAATTGGCGTTCCACAAAAAGCGCCAGAGGGATCGATTCTTCGTAGTGAATCACCATTACAATTATTAGAAAGAGTAAAATTGTTTAATCAACAATGGATAAAACCAGGACATAGAACTGGTATGAACACTCATAATATTTCTGCAACAGTCTCTATACGTGAACACGAATGGGATGCGGTAGGTAATTGGATGTGGGAAAACA